AATAATAACGGAAGTAGCTTTTTCATTTTTTAGATTTAGGGTCGATTACTTCAGCACCTTCTATTTTAATAGGTGTTATTACCCTTATAGTCTGAACCATACCTTCATTTTCTGCAACTTTACTGTCTTTCTCACTACGTTTCTTTGATCCCTCCAAACCGAATGTTGCTAGTGCTCCCGTTAGAAGTGAAGCAGGAAATGTGATATCTTTTGGTTCTGAACTGTACCCTGGGATCGAGATGTAGTTCAGAGTTACTATGAATCCACTCCAAACGACAACACCCAATCTGACAAAAAGGCTGATAATTGCTAGTTGCTCTTCTTTATCATCTAAGCCTTCCTTAAGTTTTTGAAAGGCATTTTTTTTCTTTTCTTCAACCATGAGACAAAATTTTAGGCATACTAAACATAACTATAGCTTAAATTCATGCCTGAGATATATGCAGCCTTAATAGGAGCAGCAGCTACGGCCTTTGTCATGGTTCTATCCAACATAAGTAGCAGAAGAGATAGAGACATTGTTGAACTGTTTAGCCGAATAAATAGATTAGAAAGAGCCGTAAGTCGTATGGAAGGTCAAAAAGACTAATCTTTGGTATGTTTGGGTAAGAACATATATCTTTTTTATGTACAAAATTTTAAAACCAATCTTAATGACGTTTTTAACAACAACTGCTGTTAAAAGGTTAGTCATAGATCTATTGAAATCAATTGCAAAGCAAACTACCAATACTTTGGATGATAAAGCGGTTGCAATTTTAGAAAAACAACTTTTTCCCTAACATGAAAATTACTAAATTTCTCAACATAGATATTGAGCCAGCACCACCAGAGTTGGAGCTAGAAATCGAAATGCAATGTAGAGAAATAATGAAAAGTAATGATTTGGATAATGTAAAAAGATATTGCACACATATGGTTAGAAAGAAGTTTGATCAAGATATCTTTATGGCTTCGCTGTTAAATAGACTGATAGAACTAGAAGCTAATCGTGTTGTAGTGGAGATGAGAAAACAAAAAAGAAAACCAATGAACCCTATTGCAAAGTTTTTTCGTACTCGTTAAGCTCTTCGTCAGTAAAGTCTCTAATAAATAATTTATCTATCTTATCAAATTCATAGTTATGTTTAAGGATTGCAGTTCTTATACGTTCTGTAACCCAGCGACCTTCATCATATACTACTTGTGCTTTGCCATTATCTTTAATAAAAACATAATGATCTTGACCTTTCATTTGTATTTCTAAAAAGTTTTTCTCTAAATTTTTACGTCTTATTTCCTTAAGTTTGCGTAACTTAATTACAGACTTTCTTTCTTGTTTCATGGTTTAAATATAAGGCATAAGTAAAAACATATGCCTTTTTTTAATAATTTTAAAATAGACCTTGAGTATCAGGAGCACCTTCTATTTTTTGCGGATTAATGTTGCCATAAATGCCGTAGTCTCCTTCCAACGCTTTAGCGTTGATATATATACATTTAGCTTCAACGTTTTTTTTCTGTGAGAAATCGTAGACTTTTCCATCTGATTGTTTTGTATTTACTAGGTTTTGTATATGTTCCATGAAATGTGTAACAGATTCAACTGGAATACATAAAGTAAGTTGATTTCCAAATTTACCATCATTTATGTTGAATTTGATAGGTAGTGGAAGTGCTGGATTGAATTGAGAATTAGTCATTGAAATAATTTTGTAAAACTGTTTTGATTAGTTGATTGGGAGGAACATTATTGTCTTTGCAATATGTTCTTATTTTGTCAGCAAGTTGATCATCAGTACGAACAGTAAAGATGTTTCTGTTGTAATCTTTATGGCGATCTTGCTTGCGTTCTTGAAGTTGATTTAGAACTTGTTTCCCTGCAAATTCTGCTTCTTCTTGAGTCATAAGGAAGAGTCAATTTCATTTATTAAAAGTGTAAGGAACTTACCTTGTTCAGCAGTTCTTATGTCAGCAGGGCCAATTTTTTCTGCTGTAATTTTGTATTCTTTTTTGTATTTGTTCAGTACTTCATCTTTTTTGTCAGGATACTTTTCAGATAAACTCATAATTTTCTTTACAAGAACATCGAGGACAGGTTTTGCTATGGGATTACCATAGTTTTTATCTTCAATAGATTCAACAGGATCAGGTTCTTGTTTAGGTTTTGTAGGAGTTCTTGTAATACCTGTTTTATCAGCAGGAGGTTCAGTTAATGACATGGCATCATCATCAACTTCAGAACCTATTCCATAGGCTGCACCTAATGCATATCTTCTTGTATATGTAATTGCAATACCAAGATCATGCATGATGTTATAACCTCTAAGTTCTTTTAAAGGTAGTTTGCTTTCTATTTTTTCTTCTTTGAAATACAAAGTCGTAATACAAATTGTAAGTACTTTGCCATCTTCAAGAGGTAAATAATCAAAAGTTTGTGTATGAGAAATACCAAGTTCTGCTGCTGGTTGTAATGCCTTAAGAACATCTTCAAGAGTTGAATACTTACGTTCAGTAGTTACAGATTTATTGGTTTTTTTATCTTTTCTAGTTTCTTTTGCTATACCTGTCCTATCGGCAGATTTAACTTGAGATTGAAAAATTGCAAGAGCTTCAGCAAGAGTTTTGGGAGAATCTGCTGTAGATTTTTTGGCGGTCATGTTTAATTAGTATTAGTATACTATTAGTATACTAATCACAAATAGAGGATATTGCAATATATGCTCCAGGCAATTCATCTTTATTTACATATCTTTTCTTTGTATTAAGTTCAACGACAAGAGAATCATCTTCCAATACACTTCCTCCCGCACTAACAGACAATCCATCCAAAGTAGATCTTGCAAGCTTATCAATATCTCCATTACCTCTGCTAACACAATGTTTAGGAGATGAAGGTTTTAATACTTCTGCATTCTTACCTGATCCAAAATGTGATTTAGGTCTTGGAAAAATAAATTCAATATCTGCCTTAACTGGCATATTCAATGCTCCACTTGAATAACATTCGAGTGCAGCTTCCTTAACATCATTTCTCCACGGCTTTACCTTCTTAGATGCTTCAATCATCGCACCATATCTTGTTAAAGTTTTAGATCCTTGAGGAGCAGGGATTCCAATTACCCTTATAGTTATTTCATTCATGCTGCATTACTCATAACAAAAACAGGTTGATACCATCTCATTTTACGTTCTTTTCGATTTTTGCCTTTTAAAACAGTATGCCAATGACCTCTTCTCCAATGAGGTCGTATTTTTCTAGTATTTCCTGATATAACAAAATCTTCTTCATTCATCTTTGGTTTTAATTTTATTACCCTTCTTGTAAAATCTTTTCCTACCCAACATATTGCACTTGGTTTAATAGGAGATTGAACTTTATATTTTTTCTGTATATCAATAACTTTTGAAGGTATATATTCTTCTGTAATTATGTCTGGTTGTTGATTCATCAATAAAAGTAAATTTACAATTGTATGAAATTGATCTTCAAAACATCTTATCTCTTCTTCAGAATATGGATCTTTACGAAGTTTATTCATCTCTGAAAATTTTGGCATTTTTAGATCTTTCCAGCTAAATGCAAAATAAAGAATTTTATCAGGATCTATTACAAAGTTCACATATACATCATGTATTTGTGAAAAGCTTTCTGGTTCTTCATCTAGCTTGCTTCCTTTTAATGACCATTTATGACATTCAATAAAAGAATATTTAATCCCATTAATATTATTAGAATTTAATAAAAAGAAACTAGGATTAACTATATTAGGTCTTTCAGATAATTTTAGATTGTCGATATTAGTATTTATTAAAGAATTACATAAATCATCTTTTAAATAGTAAGCTGGCGAATTGTATATATACTGTTGATTTCTATATGAACAATTTATGTGTTCTCTTGCTAAGTCTTGCCAAGAATAAAAGTTTTGTGGAGATTTATATTTATATAAAAATTGTCCTCTTGTAATTTTAGCTTTTTCAACTTTTTTTATAACTTTTTCTTCTATTTGTTCTTTTTTACGTCTTTCAGCAAAAGCAGCACTTAAATCTTTTCTTCGCTTTTGATTATTAATTTTAGGTAATTCATTTGGATTATTAACAGTTACCCATTTATTACCAACCTTCATATGTAGGTTACCTGTGTTTGGATTGATCCATAAATCTCCCTCTTTTGCATCACCTCTGCGTTCAACTATTTTTCTTTCGTTAGTTTCTTCTTTGACAGTATAAAGATTTGAATCCTGTGTATTAAAAAATAATTGTCCTGCTGATTGTCCTTCTTCAAATGATATATTCTCTTCCATAGAAATATTTTGACCAGAAGGAGTAGTAATAGTAGGTTTATTTTTATAACTTCTTATTTCTGGATTCTCCCCCTTAAACATCCCACCTCTTTTTTTATATTCTTTTTTTATCCAGGCATTAGCATAGGCTGACGGATACACATTAAATTTCTTCTTTGCCT